CCAGGACCGTCAAGATTTATATTGCTCTGAGCCGATTCTTCCAACTCATAAATCTTCATCTTTGCTCTTTCGATACCAACTAGGAATCTTCGATAATAACTGATGTCTCCCCAACGATTCTTCAACTGTTTAATCATCAGTTGATTCATTTCGTCAAGGTATTCAGAACTAACAAGACCAAAGATTGCATCTGCCGTATGAGTAATACCCATAGATTCAGAAGTATTTGTTAAGTCAACATCAGAGTTACCATAAGCGTCTCTGTTATATTGAGAAGATGTAACGATTGCACAATTGTATTCCATTGCCAATCCACGAACTTCTTCTGCGATTGATTTAACTAAAGTATAACTGTTTGCCGCTGCTGCACCTTTAACTCGAGAGGAAGAACAAATATTCAGGTAATCTAAAAAGATAACATCAGGACTGAAGTTCTTTTTAAGTTTGAGTTCATTCAGCAAATGTCTGAAATGACCACTATGTGCAGAGCCTGTTGGAAATTCTTTAATAACCAACTTACCTGTTGTCTTTGTTTTGTAACGAGCCATTCTTTTTTCAAATACATCACGAGGTACTTCAGCAACTTCGTCCAAAGTAATATCCATAATGTTTGCGTCAATGCGACGGCCGATTTCTTCAGCAGCCATTTCCATTGTAATATACAGAACATTCTTTCCATACATCAAATGATTTGCTGCCATGTGACATTTAAGTAAAGACTTACCACCACCTGTTGTTGCCAACAAGACAGTCATAGATTTACGAGGTATGCCACCTTTTGTAATTTTGTTAAGGATGTCAATATCAAATGGAATCCTTTCTTCTTTGCGATGATAATGTTCATAACGATCGTCAACATCTTCAAGGAAATCATGACCTACTGATTGGTCAAAACTGATACCTAAACTATCAGATAGCAACCTTGGTATTTCACCTTTTCCTTGGTCAGTATTTTGTCCGTCAAGAATAAGGATTGACTTTCGGATACTATTATATAAATCTTTATCTTGACAAAACTTTTCCGTTTCATCAATTAAAAATTCTATATTGGTATCTTTATCAATAGTCATTTCACCAACTAATTGATGAACACCTTGATATGTATCTTCAGTCAGATCCTTTCTTTTATCAACAGCAATCTTTAAAGCTTCAAGAGAAGGCGGCTCCTTGTACTTTTCTAGGTACTCGGAAGCCGTCTCAAATACTTTACGAAGAACGGTATCATCAAAGTAATCTTCTTTAAGATAAGGATATACCTTTCGGCAATAGTCCTCATTCAGAATCAGATTCGATAGTATCGTCTTCTCGAGCATCATTTCCCTCCACATTAGTCAGCTTGTACTTTCTTTCAACAAATTTATTAAATGAATCGTTTTGGATTAGGTCTTGGAAGAAACTATCATCTTCTTCAATATCCTTTCCTCTACGTTTCGGTTCAATAATTTCACCAGTTTCAAGGTCAGTCAAATTATACCATCCTTGTGTTGCCTTTGTAATATGACCGGATTCAATCGCAAGATCCATTAAGGAACTCCACTTTTGAATACCTGAATCATATAATACTTTAAACGGCAGCTTTGCTTTTTCTTTTACGTATCTTGACTTTTCAATATTGATAGTAAATTTCCAACCTGCTAGGTCAGTACCATCTTTCTCTTGGGCCTTAGATATAATAAAGATTTGATTCGCAGAATAGTAAATACCTGTACCACCTGAAATAATGTTCTTAGGAAATAACCCAATCTCTTTATATGTATGGTTAACTGCGATACAAGGAATATCCTTTGTAGTCAGTTTAGGTGTAATGATTCTGAACAATGACTTGAGTGCTTTTGCTCTCGACATATCCGCTACTGATTTTTCATTCATAGCATCCTCAACTTCTTTCTTCGAAGCAAGGTTACCGATTGAGTCAATCATTAGGAATACATTGTCACCTTTCGATACTTCGTCCAATCTTTTTGTAATATCAAACTTTAGTTGTTCAACATCTTCAATTGGAATGTGAAGTACTCTTGTTGTATCAATATCAAAAGATTCTAAATACTCAGGTGTAATACCATATTCAGAATCGTATAACAAAGCAACACCTTTCGGGTACTTTTTCAAATAAGCCTTCATACAATATAAGCCGAGCAAAGTTTTGAAACTTTTTGATTCTCCTGCTACAACTGTAAGACCTGGGATAAGACCACCTTTCAACGAACCACTAAATGCAATATTTACAATAGGTAGTTCTGTTTGAATAGGATCCTTATCTTTAAAGAAAGCAGAATCAGATAGAGCAGATGCCTGCTTTATTGACCCAGCTTTTAACATTTTATCGAGTAAACTCATTTTATTCTCCACTTAAAATTTGATGTAACTTATCGGCAAACGCATCAAGTTTCTCATATCGGTTTGGCCAATATATGTAATCCTTTTCTGGGTTAGCTTTTAAGTTGTTCAATAACGGTACGACCGCATCATATAGTAATTGAGCCTTAGCAGCGTTCTGTTCAGCAGAAGCAGATGTTGTTTCAACCTGTTCCTTTGCTTGTTGAACTACTTCCAATTCATCGGCGTCAACAGCAGTAAAACCAAAATCAAAATCAAGTATAGTGGTTTCTTTTTCTATAGACATATAATCTCCTTAAAAAAGGAGGGCACCGAAGTACCCTCCGTGCTGTTATTAACTACGTGCCAATTCCTTAAAGATACTAAGGTCATCATCATCACTAGCGGTTGAGCCTACATTAGGTTCAGCCGTTGCCATTACTGGTTCAGCTGTATCGTTGGACATATCAGATAAATCCAATTCATCAGCAGTTTCAGTTACCGGTGCAGAAGCAGTCGGTTCATCATTTTGTAAATCAAGAACACGATAGAGTTTAGTTTTCAACTCGGAATATGACTTGAAGTTCTTTTCAGAAACAATTTCTTCGAGAGAATGTTGTTCTCCCCAAATTCTTTCCAACTCAGCATCGTCTTCAGACAATGGTGAAGCAGGGTCGAACTCAGACTTGTCATAGTTAGGATAACCTTCAAACTGTCTGATTTTGAGACGGAAGTTTGCTCCTTCCCATAGGTCAAACGGATTTACTGGATCCTCATCTTCAAAAGTTGGATTCATTAAATCATTCAACTTATCAAAGATTTTCTTACCGAATTGATAAAGGAATACTTTACCTTCGTTTTCAGGATTGCCTGAATCTTTAACGATATAGACATTAGCAGTATACTTGAGCCTGCGCTTTTGCTTACGTGCTTGGTCTTTATCAGATTCAACTCCACTATTCCACAGTTTAGAATTAAACTCAGAAACAGGATCATCCTGGTTCAATGTGGTTAGTGAATTTTCGATATACCATAAACCTGTAGGTCCTTGGAATCCATGATCCCACAACCTTACGAAAGGCATTTCTTCACCTTGAGGTGCAGGCAAGAAACGGATTACTGCGAATCCATTACCAGCTTTGTCTCTCGTTGGTTTCCAAAATTTTCCTGCGTTAGGGTCTTGGTATGATTTTGAAGATATCTTTTCAAGTTGAGAGTTCAACTTATCCAAGGTCTTCGTGCGATTCTTCTTCAGAGAAGAGAAGTCTGTTAGTGCCATAATTTTTCTCCTTATATAGCGTTATATAGCGTAGTATTAAATATCAAACCGTTCCTTGACCATTGTCTTAAAACGATTTGGTTCAAACTCCAAGAAAGGTTTATACTTTCTGGATTTGTCTATTATATCAAAACTAACATGTTTGTCAACTATTTTCTCACTCCAGTACGAAAATATATTCGCCATGAAAGCTAAAATAGTAAACGTCTCAAGACTAATCTTCTTTTGTAATAACAATGTCATCACAAGAGGATGTTGTCCATCGACTGATATAAAGTTTCGCTTGTATTCATCATTAAGATGAGCAAGCTCGGATTTGAAGACATAACCTAATGATTCTATCTTTTTCCTCCAATTCATATATCTGGCTTCGCCTTCGCTGTCAAGCAAATCGCGTACCCAGATGTTTTTATTTATTAAAAGATTACTTAAAATGAGTCCTTGAACATCATCTTTTTTCGCTAATTTTGCGAATGAATAGGCATCGTTTCGAGACATAAATGTTTCGTAATTTGCACGTACCTTTCCATTGTATTTAAAGTAATCGTAATTGTCCGTTGTAAAATGTTTTTTCAATGCTAAGAATTTAACATAAGCATTAAAACTATCATCACTTGCTAAAGTCTGTGATATCTTGTTCATCTTCCTTCTTCACCATCTTTAAAGTAACTGCCTCAGTCCGAATCTTTTCTTTCAAGATAGAACTCTTCTTTACGATTTGAGCAATTGTTTCTATTTCAATTCCATTCTTCTCGGAGAAGTCGACTAAGGCGTCAATATATGGAACTCCTTTTGAAATATGTTTGCTTATTTCGTGATGGATTTTATCGGGTGTTAGAGCTACAACGGACATATCAGTTTTTTCCTTTGAATTCTTTTTTGTCATGTATACCTTATATTATATACTAGTTAACTGCGTATGTCAATAGTTATTTTTGAAATGTATAATAAACCTGCTCAGCTGAAGTATTTCAACCGGACAAGTCTATTATAACAAAGTTTTACTTAGATGTCAATCTATTTATTAAGTTAACATGTGGACTTCGATTATGACCATTCATGAGATTTATTCTTTGACAAAAGTATAACACCAAAAGTGTCTATACTTCTTCAAATAAAACATTCTCTACATATTGATTCTTGCGTTCTTCAGGTACACCCATTGCGAGTATTGAAGAATGAAGCATCTTATTCATTTTCTGATTACGACAATATTTGTTCTGTGCTTCTTTTGTATTCAGACAATCTAATTTCTGATGAACAGGATTTCCCATCTCTGAACAATAAAAAGTAACTAAGTTCAAAGCCATCTGACAAAGTTGGTCTGTTTCTAATCCTTCTCTTATTGAACCTGCGCCTACAATATTTTCGGAAAAGATTTCTTTTGCCCAGTCAGGCATCTCTCTTGCTCTTGTCCAAGTTAGTTCTTCGGTTTCGTATTTAAACTTATCTAGGAATACATGACCTCGGTCGTGAAGTGGAGAGTAATCGCAAAAGCAACCTGATATCTTTTTAGGATTAGCAACAATATCTAAACCAAAGATAGGAAGGTCAACATCAAACTCAGGAAACACATTAATATGCATTAACCACAATTTGTTTTTACCTACAGGTTCAATTGTTTTTAAATGACATTTGCGAATAATGTCGTTTGACCAAAAGTGATCTTCCCAACCGTTTAAGTCTGCTGTGTGTTTAGGATTATCATAACGTTCCATATAGGAATCAAACACATTACAGATTTCCTCTGATAAATTTCTCAATCTATCAAAGAGAGGACTTTCAATTTTATTCATTGTCTTCCCAACCGCCCATCTGTCTTGCCATCGCATAATTTTCTGGTTCGTAATCTTCTGCGTTGTTTCGATAGTTTTCCATGAGCTCATGGAATAACCTTTCTGCATATTCAAAACATATCATTGCTTCGTCAGCCATTCCATCATGCAATAGTTCTCTTACTTGTTTAATCAACTCTGCTCTGTTTTCAAATTCATACATAAGACCTGCGCCGGGAACATTTCTTTTAATGATTTGACCACCGTGAGCATCTCCAAAGTGTCTTACATACAAATGAGCAAGTAATGCTTCGTTATCACCATCTTCGAGAAGTTTATGAATATGTTTATTATATTCTATAACGGATTCAAAGTTTTCTTCAACTTCTTCTAAATCGTAAGTAGATTGTAATTCTGATAAATCTTCTTCAATTAAAGTTGACCTAAAGATAGGTTCTAATTCCATCGGTACTTCAACCGCTGATTCCAATACCATATAATTTTGTAATTGGGCGTGTAAATATTCTTGGTAAAGTTTAGGACTGATATTCCCAGAAAGTAACATATCGGCAAATTCAGTTCTTTCTGCGTTATCGTGGTGTTGCCTTGTTAGTTCTTTTAAATTGTTTGCCATTTCGTTTCCTCATGATTTAATTCATTTTGTATATGAAAGTATTTATAAATAATTGCTGAACTCAATTGTATATATCTCAATGGGAGAACTTATGAAAAATAAAGTACAATTTGATGATGTAAAAAGTGAAGCTATTAAAAAAGCAGAAATGGCAAAAATTGCATATGAAGATGGTAAGGAAGCCAAACCATTATTCAAAGCATTAGGTTATACCGGTCATAAATTTATTGATAAAGACGGCGCACAAGCTCATTGTGTTTGGAATAAAGAAGAATTCGTTCTATGTTGCCGCGGTACTGAACCTACAGAACTCAACGACCTTAAAGCAGATTTAAATATTTGGCCTGATAAGGCTCAAGTTGGTGGTTGGGTACATAACGGTTTCCAAAACGAAGTTGACGATATCTGGGAAGACGTTATGAAAGAATTTGGAAAACATTCAGATAAAAAGATTTCAATTTGTGGACATTCATTAGGTGGAGCAATGGCAACAATTGCTGCTTCAAGATTAAAAGTACACAAACCTGTTCTATATACATTTGGATCACCAAGAGTTGGTAATGCCGAGTTTGTAAAGAACATGTCAAGTGTTGAACATTATCGTTTTGTTAATAACAATGATTTAGTTACAGTCATACCACCTTGGGTTATGGGTTACCGTCATCACGGTACAGTTATGTATTTTAACTATAACGGTATTATCAAGAACCTTGCTTGGTGGAGAAAGTTGAAAGATAAACTACGAGGTATTGTGACTTCGTGGATTAATCTAAAGCCTTTTGACGGCCTTGCAGACCACTCAATGGATAACTATACAAAATATACTAAGGACAACTAATGGACATTTTAGAGAGGCTATTATCAGATACCTTATGGATTTATACAGCAATCCTTGGTTCAATCGCAGGCGCAGGATTCTTGTTTTGGTTTAAAGATACAAGAATGGCAACTTGGGCGGTAGCAAAATTTGACGGTATTTTAGAATATCTTGTAATTCGTTGGGGTTGGACTTGGTTACAAAATGACCCTGAGGCTTGGAGAAAAAAGTATCCTCGTATTACTGGAAAAATTGATGAGCTTGAAGATAGAATAGAAATTCTTGAAGGAGATTCACATCCTCCTGTTGCTCCTGGTGGAACAACTGAGCTTAAATCGTTGATTGATGATATCAATAAAAGATTAGATAATCTTGAAAAGAAAAAGTAATGGAACTAACCGATGCAGCAATATCTAAAGCAATTGAAAAAACGTCAGGATCGCAACCTAGCTATATTAGGTTGGGTGTCACTGCTGGTGGGTGTGTTGGGTTTGAGTATATTATTGAATATGCTAATAAAATTAATAATGATGATATTGTAACTGATTACGGAAAGTTTAAGATAGTCATAGATAAGTTGTCCGAGTCGTATCTTAAAGATGCAACATTGGATTGGATGAAGGAAGGATTGAACGAATCGTTTAGAATTATCAATCCAAACGAAACCGCTTCTTGCGGTTGTGGAGTATCAATAGGATTTTAAAATGGAATTTATATTATTAGCAATTATGCTAACTTCTGTGACCTACTGTGTGGTAAGCTTGCTATTCATTAGGGAAGGAAGTAAAGGTATCACTAAACCTTACGTAACTAAAGACGGTAAGAAACATACCGCTCGGAAGTCTCGTATAGATTATATAGTGTAAAATAAAAAAGGAGAAAAATATGTTAGATTTTATTAAAGATAGATTAGTCGAAAGAACTTCATTAGACGGTGGCGTACTAATCGCAATATGCGGGTCTATAATTTTATTCGGTGGTATTGTAAAACTTGCAGCCTGGGTTGGTCTAGGTTGGGGAGTATATACTTTAGTTAAAGGCGAAAAATAATGGAAGAAGAACTTAAAGCAAGCGGACATCATCCTGCTGATACAAATGGAGACGGTAAAGTTTCCAAAGTCGAAGAGGCAATGTATTTAGAGTTTAAGAGAAAAGAACTCGAAGACCAGGATGCAATGAGAGATGCACAACGTAGTATGGCATGGTTCTCATTATATGGAATGTTAGCATATCCTGTTTTAGTAATCGGATCCAATGTGGTCGGTTATGAAAAGGCAGCTGATATCTTGGGCGATATGGCAGGAGTATATTTTATTGCTGTTGCTGGTATTGTTGCTGCATTCTTTGGTGCACAAGCTTGGACTAAAAAGTAAAGGAAGGGGCGCAATGCCCCTTTTATTATTTCTCTACTGAATGTAGAGTTTCTATTTTGACGGTGTCATGATAATCACCATCGGAAAAATCTCTAATAGCAGTTTCTTTATATAAGTAACCATCTTTAACTCTATAAGAAACAACTTCTTTTCTAAATACACCTTCCATTTTACTTAACGAAGTTTTAAACGGTCCTTCGTTATATACATCAAATGGTTTGGTTGCTTCGTCAATCATCTTTTTCTTAAGAGGTGTTAATACCTCAACATTGTGTCCTTTATAATTCATAATTTATTCCTCTTCAGGGGGTTGTTGGTCTGGGTGAGTACCCTCTAACCATTGTAATCTTTCTGGGTCGTCTTCAGGTTCAAATTCTCCATCAACTCCTTCCTCACCAGGGATTGGTGTTGATGTTGTTAATCTAAGACCAGAATTACCAAGTTCGTTTTCTTGTATTGCATGAGCAGGAACAATAGTTGTGTTAGCTTCGCCTGGTACAATTTCACCTGCCATATCTCCATCTCGTGCTCGAGCCATTCGAGCATTCTGAATCCAATCAGGATTGTTTGTTACTGTATCATTATAAACAGTTGCTATATGGTCAAAGAATGCTGTACCTGGTCCTAGTGTTTGAAAATCCCAAGTTAGGTAATTTACTTCGTCCCAAAATGCTTCTCTTGCTGCATGATATTCATCAGCATACATATATGATTTACTTCCCGCTTGGTTGCGACCAATTAGTATCATTGTTCCAACGAAGTGAGTACCTTCTACAAATCCTGAAGACATTGTTAATGCATAACCATCTTCTGAACATACAAAAACAACTCCGCCTGCATCAGCTGAATTTAAATGAGATTGAAATTGTGTACGAATATATTCACGCTTTGCTTCATTGTCACCAGCAGCGACAGGTGTGCCTTCCCAAGGATAGCTTCCATTATTTAAGTTATCAATACAATCATCAAACATTCGGTTGAAGTCTGTATCGTTAATCTCTGTTATTAAATCAAATCTTATTGCCATTATATAATCCTATTGTGGTGTTTCAGGTGAAAGTACTGCTCCGTTTGAATAAGGAGCTGTACCAAAAACATAACTGTTTCCCCAAATCCAACTTGTCCTATTGTTGTTATAGTCTCTGTTCCAACTTGCGTTCGCGGTGTATAAAGTATATGAACCGTCGGTATATCGGTTAAACCAATTCCTTGGTAAAATACCTCTCATATAAATTACTTGAGAATAGTTTTGCTGATTTTTAAATGTTGTCCAAACTCGATAAAACGCAAGTATTGTTGCTCCTCGGTAATTTGTTGGATTGATTGAACCCATCGCAGGAACAATCTCTCCGGTTGAATAACCATAGTTACGAATAAAGTTGGTGCCGATGAGAGCCTGACCACATACTAGATGCCAACCTCTATGTGTATTATAGAAGTCTGCCATATCAATTGTTCCGCTTGTAGGAACTGTTGTGTTATGTCCTGAACCGTAACTATGAACTCTCGTCGCATTAACACCGCCTCTATAGTATTCGGCCATGTCCGGACTACCACTCGCACCAAACTGGTTACGAATGTCATTCAAAGAAATTGTACCTGAACCTTGTAATCTACTCAATTGAATATACCTCTTTTGATATATTTATCAATCAACGAGCAATTGGATTATTCCATTCTCCCAATTTTCTACAACGTCTCTTGCGTAAGATTCA